GCACGATTGTAACCATTCTTGTTACCATACCGTTGGGCATACTTCATTATGTTACCGATACAGAAACCATCACCATGACCACCATCAATAATAAACTCAGTTGCTTGAAACTTATTCTTGGAGTAGTGTTCTCCATAGGTTCCATCAATATAATCCATTAGTTCGGTCATTGCCTTGTCTTCGGCATACTTGTATTCAATATTATGTTGCATTGATCCTTTCACGATTTTCCCTCAATTAAGTTATATAAGTGTACAGTATATCACCATTATGGCGAAAAGTCAAGTACTTGTTTCCATTTCACAAATCAGGTCTTGGATTGCTTCAAGTGCTTGGTCTTCTCTCTCACCATAATCCCCATAGGGAAACTTGAACGCAAGGGTAAACCTCGGACAGTTAGTCCAAGCAGTGTGCCAACAATGATGTTCTGGTTCGTCTACACGACCAAACCGATACCACCTTGCTTGCCACCCCTTAACATCTTTCTCTGTGATAATCTCATCTTTCTCTTTATCATAATAAGAGAAGTGACCATCACCGTCTTCTGACCAAGTGATAATCATCTGGTAACCATGTGCGTTCCAGTTCGTATGCCAACCCACATACCCATTGGGAGGATAGTAGGATGTCAGGGAGTTGCCCTTGGCACCAAACATACGAACCAGTTCACTCTTAGTCAACATCTTCAATGGTTCAAATATCTCAGGATGAGACTTGGCACCGTGGGACACTTGAAACCCATATGCGTGTTCGGGAAACCCGATATGATCAGCACCCTTCTCAATCATCTCTTGGAGGTGATGTGGTTCGCAATAGTACTTACCTCGTCCGATAGCAACTCCACCCTCGTTTGCCGACAACTCGGTCATCAGTTCACGATGAGGCAGAAACCTCTCAACAGTATCGTCAAGAAGTTTCAGAAAGTCCTTATTGCGAATCGTTATCTCACTCATCAAGTGCCTTAACTATGTCAGGGAAGTGTTGACCAATAATATCCCAACACTGGTCTGCCACGATCATATGCTCCTTCTGTGTGCCATTTGCTCGTCTCAGGTCACAGTAATGAATCCAACTGCGTAGACTACCTGCCATATACAAGGTTGTCTCGGTCAGACCTTCGGGCAACAATGCCCGTGCCTGTTCCTTTGCGATGCCTAACTTCAACGCACCTTCGTATTCCTTCTTGGCAAAGTTACGAACCCTTGCTTGAGATCGGAACCACTCGTCCTTGAGATGTTGGTCATCAGTCACAATAGAGTTCTGTCGGTTCTTCTCATCTTGGGTTCGGGTCTCACGAACCACATTAATGTTCTCACTCACCGCATACCGTTGGGAGAACTCTTGGAATGAAAACGAACGGTGACGGAGAATCTGCCGTGCGATATCACGAGTAGTCTTGATCTCCATTGTCATATGAACCATCTCAAATGGTGACCAGTGATTCTCACGCATCAGGTAACGCAACAGTTTTGGTGCGGTCTCCTTGTTTGACTGATTAGTAGGATTACTAACTCGTGCGGTATAGGCAATCAGTTCTGCCGCAGTATGGCAGTCCGTTGTTGCGTTTGGTTTGCTCAATGCAATTAGTTGTACACTACTCATCTTCTATTTCCTCATATTCATGGTGCGTTATATTTATCCCATCAACAACTTCTTCAATTTCAACATCACTGATCGTCAACTCGTACTTCTCTCGCATATACTGCATTACTACTCTCGCAGTTGCCTTACTTCCAAGATCAATTCCTACGTCTCGTCCCTCGTCCTCACCATCCACAAATCCCTGTATCTTTCCATACCAGAAAGAACCAAACATTAGTACAGTAGTGACAACCGGCCATCCCCAGTGCAATTCCATATTACATCCTAAAGTTTTTAAAGTTTTCTGCTTTCATTCTCTGACCAGACGAACTGTTATCAAAGACTGGTTTATCGTCCCATCCCCTGTCAGGGTCAGCACTAGGTATCATCTCCTCGTCATCATCATCGGTCAGTCGCATCTTACTACGATCAACTTTGATAGTAAACTTCTGGTTTGCTCCAGTCGCATCATTATAACGATTCTTCAACTGCTTAACCATGATCTTACCAAGGTTATTTAGTTCATCATTAGTGATCAACGCAAACATCAGGTCAGCAGTAGCAGGTAGACCGAACGACTCAGAAGTATCCTCCAGACCAACATCATCATTACCATAACCAGATCGGGTAGTCTGTGTCGCAGACATAATCGGCACATTGAACTCAACCGCAAGTCCACGCAGTTCCTCGGCAATACTCTTGATGTAAGAGTAAGAGTTGATAGCACCACCCATACCTTTCATACGAGAAGATGCACAGATGTTCAGATAATCAACAAAGATAATCTCAGGGATAAAGTTCTTCTTCAACTTCATCTCATTCAACAGTGCTCGGAAGTGTGAGGTGTTTGCTTGACCAGTAGGATACTCCTTGATGATCAGTTTACCTTGGGTCTTTGCGGCAATCTGCGATACCTTGTCGGTGAACATATCCTTAGATAGATGTTCCAACTGACTGATATCAACATTAAGTAAGTTCGCATCAATCCGTTCTGCGATTCTCTCTTCTGCCATTTCCATAGTAATGTACAGTGCGTTCCTACCCTGCGATAGAGCAGATGCCGCCATATGACACATGAACAGAGATTTACCAACACCAGTACCCGCAAGGGCAATGTTCAGTGATTTGTTGGTGAGACCACCCTTGGTGATCTGGTTGAACATATCAAGGTCAAATGAGATGCGTTCTTCTTGCTCGTGATAGAAGTCATAACGACCCTCCACATTCTCCAGATAGTCGTGACCGATGTTTGTATCAAAGGTAACACCCAATGCCTTAGATAAGACATCGGGTATCGCATTCTTGTGTAGGGTTGCGTGTTTGCCATCAATGATAGAGATAGACTCCATCACCGCATTGAACACTGCACGGTCTTGACACCACTTCTCGGTGCGTTCAATTAACCACTCAAGATTCTCAGGTTCTGGTGTGAACAAATCATGGAGCAGTTCGTTTGCTCCACGATAGTTCTCATCACCCATCTCAGATGCACTCTCGTCCATCTCAATCTTGAATGCTTCTAGGGAAGGTAGTTTGTTATACTTGGCAACAAACTTTGTTACTTCTTTAAACAGTCCTTTGTAGACACCTTGGAAATAGTCGGGCGTAAGAAACGCACCGACCTTTCGCATGTAGGGGTCATTGGTTAACAGATTCCTCAGTATCGTCTGTTCCAGATTGATGTTCTTCATTATATAACTCCTTTTGCTCTTCATGCATTTCTTCTGTTGCCATCACCTCACCAGACTTTAGGTCTTGTGCAACTAACGTCCCATTATTAACGGCAACTTCCAGTAAACTAGTAAGTATTCTACCACAGTACTGTTGTAAAGTCAAGTCCTCTACTGTTAAATCTGGGTCTGGAGTAGAAATAATCTGAAAATTAAAACTGATCTGAGATTCATTCTCTACAAGTTCAATCACATCAAAAGCAATCTTGGTCTCAGGAAACTCTTCCATAATCCGAATGTCCCACCCGTGAGGGTTATCGGATGGGACAATCTCATAATGAATGTCTTCACTCAATTTGGTTTCTATCGCAGGTATCTCATTCAATCTCATCACCGTCTACAATATCGTCCATTGATACTAGTGACTTTTTAGTCATAGAGTATTGACTATTTAAGAAGGTAGCAAAGTCAGTATCTTTCCAGATAGGTTCCCAGAACTCATCCTTCAGAGTGTCCTTCTCTCGCACCTTACCTTCTACCATCTCTCCAGTCGTTCTATCCACTCGGCAATACCACCCATTAGAAGGTTTAGCGACATAACCGCCAGCAAGAGCAACATCCAACAAACCACTGTTGCGCTCAACACCACCTTCCCAAGAAACACTGATAGGGATTTTAGATTTCTCTTTAACATATCGCGACTTCTCAACATTAATGACAAAATCATATCCTGTGACCTCTGTACCAGTTTTCTTCTGTCTACGACCCAGAATCCAGATGTTATCGGAACTGTAGTAAATACCAGTACCACCACCTACGATGTCTTTGGGGAATAGACCAATCTCTTTATATGTGTGGTTGACGGCAAGCATTGGTATATTCTTCATGGTCAGATATGGAGTACACATCCTAAAGAGACCCTTCAATGCTTTAGCACGGGACATATCTGCCACCGACTTCTCGTTAATTGCATCCTCTAACTCTTTCTTGGATGCGAGATTACCAATTGAATCAATGACGATTATTACGTCATCTTTTCTGTCAATGTTCTCAAGTTGACCAATTAAGTCAAACTTCAGTTCCTCAACATTGGCGATGGGTGTATGCAACACCCGTGAGGTGTCAATACCGAACTGCTCAAAGTAAGATTGGGGACTACCAAACTCACTATCATAAAAGAGCAGTACTGCGTCCTTCTTTGCTCGTAGATACGCACCTGCCATAAGCAGTGCGAACGAGGTCTTGAAGTGCTTACTCGGTCCTGCTAGGACTGTTAATCCTGGCGTGACACCACCGTCAATACTTCCTGCCAACGCGACATTCACCATCGGAACATCGGTTGGCACCATATCTTTCTCTGTAAAAAACTTGCTGTTAGACAGTACTTCCGCTGTCTTGATCTTGCTGTTCTTCTTTAGTTTGTCCATCATACTTGACATTATTTGATTCCTCACGTTCATCTAGTTCATATTGTTTTCTGTAACTGTTGTTAATATTAACACACTTCTCAATTAAAGTCAAGTCATTATCAAACAAAGTAAATGCTTTTGTGTCTTTGGGGAAACACGCACCACCAAATCCACGTTTACCATCATAGCCAGGGACCCTTGTGTGACCTAATCCAATACGAGGGTCTTTGCCAATCGCATTAACGATTGTAGGGAAGTTACAACCAAACTTCTCAATTGAATCAAACAACTGATTAAAGAATGTAACCTTGGTAGCAAGGTAAGAGTTTACTCCATACTTAATGAATGCCGCTTCAGCACCACTACAGAACAGATACTCGTCCGCAGTACATAGACTATACACGTCATACAACTGTGCAAGACCTTGACATGCATCAGGGTGACCACCAATCACATGATACTTTGCCATCACAAATGCTTCTTTATTGGCAGACTCTGTCAGGAACTCAGGGTTGATAGTCAATCGTTTAATATCATCCTCAAAGACAGAACAATACATTCGGTCAACAATTTCTGGTGTGATTGTTGATTTGACAACAACTCCACCATTAGTATGCTCTAACAACTTTAGTACCGCATCCTCTACAATAGACGCATCAATAAATCCACTCTCTGCCATCGGAGTTGGAGCACACACAAATGTTAGGTTTGGTTGCCAATCCAATAGATCATCAATAGTAGTACCATGTTTTGGGTCTACATAAAACTTCTCTACTTCTCTGTGGGTAAAGGCATAGTCCACTGCCTGTCCTACAAATCCGTGTCCGACAATACCAATTCTCAACTTAGGGTATTCACCGTTCTCGTCTAGTTCTGGCATAACATCTTCTTCTTCACTCATATCTTATCCTTTGTATCCGTAATATTCTTTAAACCACCGAACAAATGCTTGTACACCTTGTTCAATATTCACTTTGGGTTTGTAACCCAGTTCTCTTAGTTTCGTGGTATCACTCCAAGTTTCTAGAGTGTCCGCAGGGTGTCGGGGAGCGAGAATGATCTCCGGTTCCTTACCCACTTCTTTTCCGATATTTTCAATAAAGTGCATCAGTTCTACTTGCTTACCTCTACCGATATTGAATATTTCTCCAGACTCCAGATCAGCAAACAATGCAATCTTGATACCTTCAATGATGTCACCGATGTAGGTGAAGTCTCGTTTCATCTTACCATAGTTAAATGCTTTGATGGGTTGATCGTGGCACATCTTGTCAGTGAACTGATATAGTGCCATGTCAGGTCTGCCCCAAGGACCATAGACAGTAAAGAATCGTAGACCAACATTGTTGAGTCCACTGATCTTAAACTGACATTCGTTACAGTACTTAGTATAGGCATATGGGTTCAACTGGTGACCAGTAACCTCGTCCTCAGTCCATCCAGTCTCAGGGATAGGGGTACCACCATAGACTGAACTGGTAGATGCATAGACAACCTTCAACACATTATACATCTTACACACTTGAATAAGATTCTGTGTAGCAATGATGTTGTCTTGATGATACAACTGTTCATTACCGACAGAATCACGTACACCCGCACGTGCGGCAAGATGGATTACAATGTCAGGTTGAATCTTGTTGAAGGCAATATCCAAGGCATCAAAGTCTTTAAGATCGCATCTCATAACTTCGTGACCAAAATATTCTACCCGATCATACTTCAGTGATTGGTCATAATAGTCATTGAAGTTGTCTAGTCCAAACACTTCAAAACCATCGTCCAATAGACTGTCTGCAAGATGCGAACCGATAAACCCTGCCGCACCAGTAATTAAAATTCTCATACTTACTCCGTTGTTAGTACCTTATATAGTCTTCTCATACCGTCCTCCAATTCTTAGGATTAGATAATACTCTCTCGTATTGTGTCACACCAATCTTCCTTGTATATAGCAAATCACCTGCTACACAAAATCTACTATTCCGCAAAGACTCCTTGTCCTTAAACGGTTGTACCACACTCTGACTATCTCCCTCTCTCATTTCTATATTGTGTAATAAATTTGAGGGAAATATGTACAACACCCCCTCTGATATAGGAAAAGAATCTACTTTGGAGTTGCGGTTACCGTGACATTCAAAGAAATGTTCATGCGGTTCGTTAGGTCGTGCCTTATGTGGGTATTGAAAATTGATGTTTCTTTCTTTACCATCAGCAATGTGAGGGTAGTATGTAAACGATATATGATTCTCTATGTGATCGTGTAAGTTGATCCCGTTCTGGTCAGTAACATTGAAGAAACATTTGGTCAACTGAATATCTAGTTTGTCTTGACGTATTCTAAGATGACGGAGATACTCATCAACACCACTCTTTAATCTGTCCATAAAAAGATCACGAAACAACTCATCGGTCTGTACGGTTTCAAAACCAACAAAGTCGTGAGACTGACCATCACTATTAGAATGTTTTAAATACAAGTCAAACCATTGATCTTTCTCTTGTTCCGAGACCATAAGTTTTGTACGAGAAATGACCGTAGGAAATGCCAGATAGTTATTTGCTTCCACTATCCATTCCTATAGATGTATTCTAGGGCACGGTCTGCTTCCTTATCCAAGGGACGATTCTTATACCAGTTACCAGTCTCAATATCCAACTCCGAACACATCTGTGCGATCTGTATAGCAGAGATAGGATAACCTCTCTTGTACGCATTACCCGCAGTCGCAATCATTATGGCATACATCTTACTGTACCAACCAGTCTCACTGATTGTCTGATACTCCACTGCCATTCGTTTGGGGAAGAACGGACAGTCCCGATAACCACTCCACGTGATGTCGGTTGCCTCTAGTGCGTCCTTACGATGTTGGATGACTGCCTGTTGTAACTCAGGTGGCAGTCTCTCCATGAATGTCTTACCAGTGGGTTCTACATACGAATGTTTATCCATCAACATATCAGGGTCAAGATGTACACCCTGATTGGTAAAGATGAAACTGTATGCGTCTGGATACTGTGCGGGGACATAGTACATCCGTGAAATGTCCTTGGTCTGCTTGTCACCCAGTCCATCAAACTGCTTGTTCATAGAGAACCAGAAGTGCGGAAGGTCTTTGCTGTCCACCTGTCGGGTCAAAGGAAAGACCAGTCTGAACTTAGGTTTGTCTGCTTTAGA